GGAACGTTTACGATGTTTGCTGGTGTACCGATGGAAGGGAATTCACGGACAGAAGGCATACGAAGTACGTCTGTTCCGGCTGTTCCACCAGCGTAAAGAGCGGCAAATTCAGCAGCAGTATCAGTGCTTGCTGGGATTGTGCCAGTGAAGATGTCGAGGTATGTGAAGATACCAGCACCTAATGATGAGATGTGTGCCATTTGTTATTCTCCGTAATGTGTAAATGGTATGAAATATGAACCGCTATAAAACGATTCATTACGAGGGTCTAGCCCCTCTACGTTAATGTAAGAACTATCAAGCCTAGTCCCACTAGATAAGGTTTTGTATTGTAGTACGTTGTCAAGTAAGTCTCCGATTTCCATCAGGCGGCGTTGACCGTAACCTGCAGGAACAAAGATTTTGACAGCAACAAGGCCATTTAACTGCTTCTGTACACCGTAAGATAGTATAGAACTATTAGCAGGTAATACTGAAAGATGCACATACTCTTGAACGGATGACATATCCCCTTCGAAATTGGCAGGGATAGATTTGATATTGTTAGCAGTCCAAGCTGGACTAGCGAACACACCTTCAATGGCGGATAAGGTTTGTGTAAACATTATACCTCCTTCTTAAGTGTCAAATCGACAGAAAATCCGTTATCAGAAAAATCGATGATGCTGTACTTATCAGCACCTACTAGTATAGAGTCATAGTTGTCCAGTGTTGGACCTGACTTAATAATAGCTGTAGCTGTATAAGCTTGACCAGCAGATTTCTTTGTATCGAGTATGATTATTTTAACTGATTCATTCTTTGATGTGGAAGCAGTTGCTCCGCTAGCAAAGTCATAACCAGTTGCAGTAACGTTAGTTAATGTGCCTGTAAGTACTAAGTCCCCGGCAGCAGCAAACGCTTTGTCTACTGCGCCATTGAGTTTAGCTTTTAAGGACATTAGTTAGACCTCCACCAAGAACCACCCACACCTGTAGTACCACGGCGTACCAAAGGCTTAATGCTCTTCAGTACCTCAGATGGTCTTTTAGGGATGCGTGTAACGTCTCCGTTGGAGTCTGACAATGAAATAGAACCAATAGAGATAGACTCAAATGTTTGAGACTGTCCCATCAGAACATCTTCATTGTTTACTAAGTGCAGTGCTTGTTCGTATACTGCGACCTTAACCTTAGTAGGGATTTCAGACTGGGCCACCGTAATGTTTGTTCCCATACGATTATCGTAATAGAAAACATTCTTACGGGGCCAAGCCAAAGCTTGAGAGGAACTAACAGCAGAACCAATCCAAGAGTTGTCATCTACCATCAAGGTAGCAGTAACAAGAGCTTGTTCTTTGATTTCGTCTTCAGCGTCAAACCAGTTGGCACTATCAATACGAGTCTCAAAGTATTCATCAGCATCTGCTATTTCAACGTAGCTGTTTGTATTGAGTACAAGTGCCATTAGTTCTCTCTCCTAGTTAAATTAAGCGTGGAAGATAGGCAAGATGCCCAAGTTCAATGCGTCCATTTTACGTGCATAAGAAGCAGCAGCGCCCAAAGTTGTGTTTGTAGCGAATGCGTTAGTTGCACCAGCCCAGTCATAACCCATTGGGTGCATTGCATAGCCCCAGCGATACCAAACGTTAGTCGAACCGCCACCCATGTAAGAAGCCGCATTGCGGTCTACTTCAACAGGAGTTGGGATTGGCATAGCAGCAGAAGCTACAGAACCTGGCTTGATGATGAAGGTAGTCTTTGTAGACTGTGCGTTTACTTCAGCTTCAGCGCCCAAGTTGCCTTGGTTTGCACGAGTCATGATGAGGCGGAATTTGCCACCGAAGATAGTTGTGAACTCGATGTTACCTTCAGTAACAGTAGTTTCGTCAACCAAGTTAGCAGCACGCATTTCAGCCATTACTTCAGGAGAAGTAACCATGTACATGAAATCAGGCTCATAGTCTTTGAATGCAGCGCCGATGGAGCGGAACAAACGCTCACCACGGGCAGCGCCCATTGCAGAGCTGTCGAACAATTTACGAGCGTCAGCAGCTGTAGTTGCAGCGTCACCGTGCAGACCTTCAGCGTTAACGTCTACGAAAGAACCAACACCAGCAACGTCAGCGTCTGTGTCGAAGCTTACGATACCAGAAGTAGTACCCAAGCTAACTTCGTGAGCAGCAACACCTTTAAGAACAGCCAACAGAGCGTCATGCTCGTCTTGTGCACGAACTTCAGCGAAGTCACGAGCGATTTTGGCCAGACCGTCTTGCTTAGAAACAACTTCTTGCATGTTAACTTGCTCAGCACCGAAAGTACGAACAGTCTTAACGAAGTCAGCAACGTCAGTTGCAACGCCAGTGTATGTACCGTCTGTAGCAGAAGACAAAGAGGCAACGTTTACTGTTGCGCTCAAAGGCTTGTACCAGCGGAATTGACCGATGAAAGATTCGCCGGAAAGGTCGATGCGCTGGTCAGCAGCAACGATGCCTGTGCCGTTCAGTTTCTTAGCAGTTGTGTATGCTTCGTCTGAGTAAGCGGAAATTGCCAGAGCGATATTCTGGAAGTCTGTGTTTGAGATAGCCATTTTATAATTCCTTTATAGCTGTATAATAGTAAGTGTTATAGGTTAAAGTTACCTAGTTTACCTTTAGCTGCAAGAGCTAGGATTTCAGTTGTAGACATTTCGCCAATAGATTTTGAAA